AGCATGAGTAGATTTTTTATTCCAAGATTGTCTATAAGCATCGTGTATTTCTTTTGGCCCATCTATAGAAACACCTACGCCAATATTATAATCAATAAAAAAATTAATCCATTCTTGATTAATTAAAGTTGCGTTTGTTTGTATAACATATTTATGCCGGTGACCTAATATATCTATAGCTTGTTTATAATAATCTATAGGCATCATTAAAGGTTCCCCTGCATGAAAGTTAATTGTTAAATTTTCAATTGCACTATCATCTATAACTTTACTAATTTTTTTTAAAGTTGCAATAGACATACCATCATTTGTACTACGAGGCATTCTTGATTTCTCGCTTAAATAACAATATGAACAATTCATATTACATTGTGGCGTCGATTGTAAAATTAAAATCTTAACTGACATTACTTAAGTTTCATCAACATTTATAGAATCAAGAAAATCAAAATATGGTTTTAAATGACATATACTATTTGGTTTATACTTATCTCTTTCTTGATAAATTATATGCAAAGCTTCTCTTTTAGTGCAAAATCTCTCATACATAATTGCTTCCTCTGGACTTGGCTTAAAAGTTCTCTGCTCATACCCGTCAACTATGGTGTAATGATATGCATTACACCATAAAGATCTTTCATCAAGATTTTTTAGTGAGTAACTATCTTTTGGGTCAAATTCTTTTAGTTTTCGATCTAGTTTAGCGTTTATGGATTGCAAATTTAATTTTCGTGGCTGTGCTTGAAAATTGTTACCACTACTTATACCTTGCATAAAAATTAGTTTGCTTTAATTAATAAAGATTTTATTTCGTCGTTTTTTAAAAGTTTTACTGAGTCACATGTAGAATTTACCCAGTTTTCCCAATTTTTCCATGGCATTTTTTTCTGTTTATCTTTTGCTTTATCTTTAGATTTATCATCTAAATCTTTTTTTATATTTTGTAAATTTAAATTATTCGGTGTTGCTTTAAAGTTGTTAACTTTCATTTTTTTTCTCCTTAATTGTGAATATAAAGATTATAAGCATTAGTATAAATTCATGTCAAATTACTAAATTTTTGTAAAATAATCCAGTTTTAAACGTATTGCCGAGTTCAGCAAAACGATAAGTATACTTAAAGTTGTATAAAATATAGTATATACGGTGTATAGTTTATTTTATAAAATATAAAAAAAAGGATTCACACTATGAAAATTTTACTTATTCTTTTGTTAACAGTAACATCTTTAACTTATGCTTCTACATACGTTAATGGCTATTACAGATCTGACGGCACTTATGTTAATGGCTATTATAGGTCTGATTCTAACGGAACTGTTAGAGATAATTACTCTTACAAAGGAAATACAAATCCTTATACAGGTAAAAAGGGTACAAATAAATATAAAAACGATAAAAGTAGCGGTTATTATTACAGCTATTAATTAATAACTGCTTAATATTTGTAATAATAATAGTATTGTAAAAAATAAAAACGTTATATATATTTTTGCAATAGAAGTATTTTGCGTCTATAATTATATACAGTAAATTGTTGTCATAATTTGGCATGTAAATGTTATATAGAAATAACAGCAATCTTTTGGCCCAGTAAAATTAAATCGCAATCACTAAAACTGGGCCATCAACTTTTAATAAATATATTCTAATAAAATAATATTTACAATCTATTTAGGATCAAAAAGTATAAGGTTATTGCTATTTGTATATCTACAATCGATGTGCAACCAAGAAACATTACGCTCAATTGCTTTTATGTAGGGATACTCATACTTGTTGTCAAATATATGCTGCCTCATCTCCTCAGCCGACATATCTTTACTAATAATATCAACAGCTCGACCTGAAGCATGTTGACTTGTAGGGCTATAGTTTTTCATACCCTCAACACGTAATCCTGACTCTTGCCTATCCCCACCGTAGTACCAGTTGTTTATTGTAAGCGGAATACCTAAGTTATCTCTTAGCTTTTGACATGTTTCTATTATACGGCTATCTATTTGCCATAGTGCTCTATGGCCATATTTATCCCATGTCTCTTTAGAAATAAATTCAGTAAGTTTAAAATTTTTTGTTAAGTTTTCCATTAGTTTACATTTAAGAATATCATATGTAGCGAAATTAAATTACCATTTTCAAATTCAATTACTGCTTCATCTAATATATCTTCAGACTTAGCATAAAAGTCATAATTTCCATTTTGAGGACTTATATAACATATTTTAATGTCTCTTAAATCCCAGTATTCTAAGTCGTCTAGTTTAGTCTTTATCATACAGTTTATAAGCTGCCCATAGTGCGCCAGCACCTGTAATAATTTGTCGTGCCAAATCCTCTGGTAACCAATTACTAAGTAATAAAACTGCTATGCCTGCTGCTTCAGTACTTTTCTTTTTACCCTCAATTACAACACGATCTAACACGCTGTTTAATAATTTATTTAAATTCATTTTTATATCCTTAGTGATTCCATTTATTAATTAGTTTTTTCGTCGCCTTTTCAGCAATGTCACGATTTTTTTGTTTTGCTAAAGCTTCTCGACGTTTTTTATTTTTAGCTATTTCCTTGTCATGTTCCTCATGCGACAAGTAGGTTAGCCCTTCTTTTCTTTCAACATCTTTAATTTGAGCCATAGTTAGACGTTCACTTCCGCCTCTAGGGTCAATAAACTTAGTAAAACCATGAACTGCTACGTTTGAGTTACCAAAATACTGTTTACAGTTAGTTGATTTACAACTACTACAATTTACATAATGTGAGTCCGTAAGACTAAAATAAAAGTCTTGTATGTTATTACATGAAAAACACTTATAACTATATAGAGGCACTTTGTACCTCATATATTTTTTTTAGAAAAAACTGTTTCATTTCGTGTTTTCTTTTCTCATTAGGGTTTACTTCTTTTCCGTTAATGACTTTATAAAACATCTCTTTACTTATATTAAATTGCTTCGCTACATAGTCCGGTCCTAGATCTGATTTTTGATAAAGGTCTTCTAACTCATCAGGGCTTATACCTGCCTCAATATATTTATTAGCTACCATTTGATTAAGCGTGTTTTTGACCCAACTAAATTCTTTACGCATTTCTTGAAATTGGTTACTTATAACTTGCATTTGATCGTATAGGGCATAATTTGTGGTGTTGTTTTTAATATCATTTATATCATTAAACAATTGTCTGTAAAGTTGTGTTAATTGATCTACGCTAAGAGGCGCTTTAACTGTAATATCTTCTAACGCCTTTTTTTTAGTTGCAATATGAAAATCAATAGATTTGTTTAATACTTGTTCTACAACATTATTTATTCTTCCGTCGATAGATTTATTAACACTCTTCAACATATCGCCGACCTCTGCTCTAAGGTTTTGAATTGCTACAGCTGTATTTGGGTCTTTCATTTTTTCTCCTTAATATTTTTTTGGTTTTTTCTTTTTATTCATTTATGCTCGTCCTTCCACGTAATCACGTAATGTGGGTCTATCGTCAGTAATTCTAAATGCGTCTGCTGGCGACTTAACTTTTATGTTTATCATATGCCTAATAGCATACTGCACTGCGTCTACACTGTGATCGTCTTTCTTAACCACTTTAAACTCATCATTGTTAGAATGTAGCGTATCTACGTATCTATAATTTTTATGTTGATCAATAACGTAATTTAGATGATCAAAAAACATTAACTTGTTTTGCCATAACAATTTATTGATTAACAATATGTTTCCAGACTTTTCTTTTTTAGCCTCAATTAATCTTAAACCTTCTGCCTGTAAGTCTTTCCACCAAGAACCGTAGTCTCGATCTGCTACCTTCATACTGTAATCAGCAATGATTGGCATTGGACCATATTTATTACAAGCCTCCACAATCTCACTAACTAATGGCTTAGTTTTATGCCATTCGTCATAAATATAAATATTATTTGATTCATCTTTAGCTAGAAAAACTATTGATGTATCTACACGTGTACCATGATCTAAACCAATACATTTATACCAGTGCTTTTGTATGCGTTGTTTTGGGATTATGTGATGGTCCATTAAGGTATCATATACAGCATTTTGTACGCTATCCCAGTTCCCCTCTAAAAACTGTTTAATATAGCTGGGTGGGTAGTTCTCTTCCATATTTTTAATGTAATCAGAAGGAAGGTTTTTTCTATTACTGTAAGTACTTGCACGAATATACATACAATCATTTGGTAAGTCTTGGTCATGATATCTCTTTTTACACCAACCAAATCTAGGGTTACCCTCAGTAAATATAAGTTTTTTAGGTAAGGCTGTACCTCTTAGCCGACCTAACGCACCTAAGAAATGCTCTTCTTTTAATTCTTCAGCCTGACACATAATCACTACGTCATAACTAGATGATAAAATCTTTCTTGGATCATCAAAAGATCGAAATATTATACGGCTATTATTATTAAACTGAAACTCATTGTCTGCCTTTGCATGCACATAACCATATTCATCGGGCGGATAAACCTCTTTGAATTGTACGATACAAGTATCTTTTAGCTGTCTATATGAATAACGAGTCATAAGTAACTGAACGCCCTTATGCTGTGAACATAGATTATACGCAATGATAATAGTAATATAACTTTTACCTGAACCATAACCACCCCAGAAAGCAATTTCTCTAGGGCAATCTTCACGCATAAACATTTCCTTAGTAAAAACGTTAGCAAATATTTTACTCTGATTTTCATTAAGTCTAATTTTCATTAATTAAATTAATCTGTATATTTTTTAGCTCACCACGTTTAAATTGTTTCCGTTTTTGATTAGTACGGTCAAAGAACGTGTATGTGTCGTAAGCTTGTCCATTTGAACACTTACCAAGAAACACCCAATCAATAATGCTACCATCAAAGCGGTATTTTTTGCCTTTATTGAAAACATTCATAGTCTATTCCCTGCAACCTCTTCTTGTTCTTGTGAGAGATCGTAAATATCTTTTAATTTTTCTTCTTTCTTCAATGCGTTTATAGGATCACGGAAAGACTTCCAATAAAAGGTCATGCGCAGCGTAAGTAAGGTATTTACTATGATTGTTGCTGTAATAACTACACATAAAAGTAATACATAAATTACATTCCATAAATCAAAAACAATACGATCACTTAAATTTAAAATCATTCTATCTCCTTTGTTTCAGCATCATAGGTAAGAACAATTTCTTGCTTAGGTTGTATCATTAATTGCTCACCTTCTTGATAGCCACGTTTTTTTCCACGCGTCTTTAAATAAAATATTGTTGCTGCTGTATTACCTTGATTAATTTGCTTAAACAAAGATGACTCTGCCATATCTAGAACGAGATCATTAGTAGATTCAACTGCGATCTTATATTCTTTATCATTACGCAACCAATCATAGTGTGTACTCCTATGAATACCAACTATTTTACAAGCATGACTTACTAGACCTAATGTTTTATTTAGCGCCTCAATCATGGCCTCTTTTTTTATAGTGTCGAATTGTGTCGACTTCTTACTCATAAATATTCCCGTCAATAATATCTATAAAATTATTAATTAATTCAGGCTCGTTTTTATTTTGTACTATATCTTTCA